ACTAATGGCAGAAGGTGCATACCGACTAGCAGACGCAATGATGAAAGCGAGGGAGAAGTCATGAACAAATCTATTACAGACCTGTGGGGGATGATGCAAATGTTGATTGACGAAGCAGTCTTGGCCGAGCGTGAGGCGTGTGCAAAGATGGTAGACCACATGCTTAAAGAAGGTGGTGGCACATGGGGCGATGCCATCAGGGCCAGAGGAGAACAAGCAGATCAAGAGTTCATCTTGCATGACGAGGAAAACGAGGGTGGGTGGACTGACTGGATATGCCCAAAGCCGACCAGTTACTTGATGAAATGTTGTGATTGTGGGTTAGTGCATGAGATGCAAACCCGTGTAGCAAATTACGAGTCTAGGCCATCGGAAGATTTTGTTGTGTCAAGCGACCCTGACTTGCAAGCGCAATTTAGAGTGCGTAGGCACGAAGTTTTGGAAGCGTTGGATGGGAAGAAGATTACGCCCGAGCCATTATGAAAACCTTGAAGGAGAAGAACACATGCCAAGACCAAAATCAGAAATAACAAGTGTGCAGTGCGTTGTTGCAGTGCGGCTAACTCCATCTTTGCGTAAGGAGTTTCACCTTTTAGGAGGAGCCACATGGCTTAGAAAATTCTTAGCCCAAAGCATAGAAAAACGCAGGGAAGCTGAGAACCCCATTAGCTTGCCTGTAAAAATTGAGGGAACTCAATAAACGAAGTGAGGGTTTAAATTTTGTAACTTAGGAGAACATGATGAAACGAGAAGCAATCGACAACACGTTGAGCACACAAGAAAACTGCGTTATTTCGCCGCCAAAGTTTGCGACAACGGATTTCTATGTAGAGGGCATTGCACCGCTGGTGATTGAGCGGTTCAGCAAAAAAGCCGAACTCATGGCAAAAATGGCTGAAGGCAAGTCCGCTGGAAACAGAAAGGTTCGGGACGCAAGGGACTACGATAAGGAAGCCGAAGCCGCTAGGTATCGCAGTAACGAAGGGTGGGAAGGAATGAATGCCGCCGCGTTTCGTTGCGCCATGATTTCTGCATGCCGATTGGTTGGGTTCAAGATGACCCTTGCCAAGTTGTCTACCTTCATCGAAGCTGATGGGTACGACGAGCAAGACGGCATCCCTTTGGTACGTGTGTATGGTGAGAGCAAGACCTACACGGCGCACACTCGGAACGCCACTGGCGTTATTGACATTCGGTCTCGCCCGATGTATCGGGAGTGGGCTTGCAAACTGCGTATTCGTTACGACATGGATCAGTTCAAAACTGTAGATGTGTTGAACCTTGTGAGCCGATGCGGCTTGCAAGTTGGTATTGGAGCCGGACGACCCGATAGCAAGTCTAGTGCTGGCTGTGGGTTTGGTTTGTTCCAAGTAGTGCAGACTGACCGCGAAGCAGAAATCTGTAAGAAATTCTCTATTTCTTAAACAAGGCAGGCTGGGTTAGGCGCGTTTCGGTTTGGCACGGTGCGGTTCGGCCCAGCAAATTTTGGCAGGTACGGCGAGGAACGGCTGGGTAAGGCAACGTGCGTTGAGGCAGGTAAGGACGGGCACGGAAAGGTCAAGTCAGGTTGGTTCGGGTAAGGCACGGCAGGTACGTCGGGGCCCGGCAAGGCACGGTGAGGCGCGGTGGGGTCGGGCCAGGTATGGCAGGCGTGGCAAGGCGCGGTGAGGTGTGGTGGAGTTTGATAAGGCAGGCCAGGATCGTACTGGCAAGGCGTGGTGAGGTCTGGTAGGTTCCGGTTGGGTGTAGCAAGGCAGGCGAGGCACGGCGCGGCTCGGCTGGGCCGGGTAGCGTTCGGTTAGGCGTAGCAAGGCAGGCACGGAGCGTTTGGGCCGAGCGTGGTGGAGCGAGGAATGGTCAAGCATGGCAGGCGCGGCACGGAGCGTTTGGGCAAGGCGTAGTGGGGCGAGGAGTGGTCAAACATGGCAGGCATTTTTAACAAGGAGAAAGTATGAAAGACGAGAAGAAGTTTTTGGAGAGGATGGCGCAACAAAACAATGGTGTGCTGAAGGTTGACGATGTAATTGAAGCGGCAAAGGATGAAAGCTGTGTACTACACAAGCACTTTGAATGGGACGACACTGAAGCGGCAAGACAATTCCGCAAAGACCAAGCGCGAACCCTAATCCAAAGGTGCCGAATTACATTGGTTGATAGCGCACCATCTCACATACGCGCATTTGTGAGCCTGTCATCTGACAGAGAGAATGGCGGCGGCTACAGGCTGACCACCACAGTGTTAAGTGATGACTCCATGAGGTTAGAACTGATACACGACATAGAACTTACCATCACCCGATGGAAGTCCAAGTTACACCTGCTGGATTCTGATCTAGCGGAGTTACTTGAGAAGATGGAAACGGCAGTAACACGCCGTAAAAAAACCCAACCCGCCGCGCAACTTGCGGCATAACAGGAGTTAATAATGGCAACAGCTAAGAAGGCAAAGAAAGTATCCCGCGCATCCCTGATGCGTCAGTACTACAACGGCAACCCCGATGCCACAGTCAAAGATGCGGCAAAGAAGTTTAAAACTTCATACCAGATTGCGTACATGGCAAAGCGAGGTATTGGGCATGTCCGGGAAGAGCCACATGCATCCAACACGCCAAAGATGAAGTTACTCTCTGCTTTTACCAGCGACAAGTCCATCACAGACATGATTCGGGAGCAAGGTGGTCCAACAGACGAAGAGATGATGAATGCCCCGCCCATTGCCGACCCATTTAGCACAATACCTCAAGTAGGCGACAGCGTCGGCGGTTTGACTTTGACGCGTAAGGAAAAAGATGGGGGGTGGGAGTATAGGTGGGTAAGAGACGAAAAGGCTGACCCAGTGAATCACCCTGTCCACTACAAGGTAGGCGGGATTGAGACCATTGACTTCATTGAGGCCAAGAAGCTGAACTACAGCTTGGGTAACGCAGTGAAGTACATCACCCGCGCTGACCACAAAGGCAACCGCAAGGAGGACTTAGAGAAAGCCCGTTGGTACATCAACCGTGAGATCGAACAATGCAACTAGTCACACTGGACTTTGAAACCTACTACGACAAAGATTACTCGCTGTCAAAACTAACCACAGAAGAGTACATCCGCGACGATAGGTTTGAAGCAATTGGCATCAGCGTAAAGGTTGGTGCCGAAGACGCAGTGTGGTTTAGCGGGACAATGGCTAAGACGAAGGAATGGCTGGATCAATTTGACTGGTCACAGAGTTTCGTCTTAGCCCATAACATGCTGTTTGATGGGGCAATACTTGCATGGCGGTTTGGCATTCATCCACTGGTACTGTTGGATACGTTGTCGATGGCACGAGCGGTAGACGGCGTCGAGGTTGGCAACAGCCTTGCAAAGTTAGCCGAGCGTTATAGCCTTGGGGTCAAAGGGACTGAAGTTATCGCGGCGTTGGGCAAACGGCGTAAAGACTTTGCGCCTGACGAACTGGATAGGTATGGGGCGTACTGTACGAATGATGTGCAGTTGACCTACGACCTATTTCATATACTTCAAAGCCACTTTAAAAAGCAGGAGTTGAGGCTCATCGACTTGACCCTGCGCATGTTCACTAAGCCGACTCTACAGCTAAACCTGCCGTTGCTAGAACAGCATCTGATTGAGGTTGTAGAGCACAAGGAAGCACTCATTGCCGAAGCAAGCGCAAACCGAGAGGTGTTGCTGTCAAACCCCAAGTTTGCAGAAGCCCTGCTTCAGCGTGGCGTTGTGCCCCCAATGAAAGTTAGCCCAACTACAGGCAAGGAGACCTACGCATTTGCAAAAACAGATGATGGGTTTAAAGCCCTCGCCGATCATGAAGACCCATGGGTGCAAGCTATGGTTGCGGCTAGGCTTGGCACCAAGAGCACGTTAGGGGAGACTCGCACCCAGCGGTTCATCGACATTGCCAAGCGCGGTGATTTGCCAGTCCCCCTACGCTACTATGCCGCGCACACTGGGCGTTGGGGTGGAGACGACAAACTGAACCTTCAGAACCTGCCTAGAAAATCTACACTGAAGTCAGCGATCACTGCGCCCCCTGGGTATGTGTTGATTGATGCCGACTCATCTCAGATTGAGGCGCGGGTTTTGGCGTGGCTATCGGGGCAGAATGATCTTGTTAAAGCCTTTGCAAGTGGTGAGGATGTGTACAAGATAATGGCATCCCGCATCTACGGCAAGTCAGTTGAATCCATTACGGAAGACGAACGGTTTGTGGGCAAGACAACCATTCTTGGGGCCGGGTACGGCATGGGGTGGTCTAAGTTTCAGACGCAGTTGCGCAACTTCAAGCGTGACTTAGACGAGCCAACCTGCAAACATATCTTAAACACGTACCGAGGTTCTTTCTCTTTCATCCCACAGCTTTGGGAACAAGCGCATCGGTGTCTGGATGCTTTAGCAGATGAGAAGCTAAAGACTACACCTTTTGGGTGCCAGCCTCAAGCGGTGTACGTGTTGCCTGGGGTGGGATTTGATCTGCCCAGCGGGTTACCCTTGAAGTACATGAATTTACGCCCTGATGAAATTGACGAGCGGGGGCGGGCGCAGTATATTTACACCACGCGCAAGGGGATTGTGCGAATCTACGGTGGTAAAGTCGTAGAGAACATCTGCCAAGCAATAGCTAGATGTGTGATTGGTGAGCAGATGCTCAAGATTTCTCAGCGATACCAAGTGGTGTTGACGGTTCACGATGCCGTTGCATGTATTGTTAAAGAAGAAGAGTGGGAAGCCGCCGCTAAGTATGTGCAAGACTGCATGCGGTGGAGGCCGAAATGGGCGCAAACCCTGCCGCTTGATTGTGAAGTGAAGTATGGAACAAGCTATGGAACAACAACAAGATTCATTGGTTGATTACGCCTATCCCTGCATGATGGCAGAGAAGTCGTTGAAGGACGCACATGACTCTATGCTGTGTCGTGACTACGATGCGGCTATTGAGCAAACGCTGAAAGCACTGGCAGACACGCGCCTTATGCTTCAGTCTATCCGCTACCAAAAAGAAGTCAATCAATGAACTACACATGGTCATATTCCAGCATTTCGCTTTTCCAGCAGTGCCCTAAAAAGTACTATCGGTTGCGGGTTGCCAAAGACATTGTTGAGCCCCCTCGCGACTACCTGCTTTATGGCTCCGCTGTGCACAAAGCGGCAGAGGACTACGTGAGAGATGGCACACCGATTCCTGAGAAGTATGCATTTGTACAGCAACGTATTGACCCCTTTGTTTCTATTGAAGGGGAGAAGCTGTGTGAGTACGAGATGGGGCTGACCAAAAATATGGAGCCATGTGGGTTCCGTGATGAGAATGTTTGGTTCCGTGGCATTGCCGACTTGCTTATTGTTAACAAAGACAAAGCCCGAATCGTTGACTGGAAGACAGGTAAGAGCAGTCAGTACGCAGACAAGAAACAGTTGGAACTGCTTTCGCTGTTAGTGTTTAAGCATTTCCCGCAGGTCAAATCAATCAAGGCGGCGCTGGTGTTCTTAGTCGCTAAAGATTTAGTGCCTTCTGCGTACACTGAAGATTTTCAATACGATGCATGGCAACGATGGTTGCCTGAGTTAGATCGCTTAGAGGCGGCATATACAACTTCGGTGTGGAACGCAAAGCCGAACTTTACGTGCCGTAATTTTTGTGCAGTCACCGACTGCGAACACAATGGGAGAAAATGAAATGCCCTACGTAAACAAACCAAGACCATACAAGAAAGAGTATGAGCAGTATGACGGCACACCTGCGGTCAAAAAGAAACGAGCCGCTAGAAACAAAGCCAGAGCAATCATGGAGAAAGCTGGCTTAGTGCACAAGGGTGATGGGAAAGATGTTGACCACAAGCAAGCATTGAGCAAAGGCGGTAAATCCGTGCGTAGCAATCTGCGCGTAAAGTCTGCATCCGCAAATCGTTCCTATGCCCGTAACAGCGACCACTCCATAAAGTAATGCAAATAATCGACAACAAAGCCTTGGTGGTACGCACCAAGAATCCAGGGCGTATTACGGCGGCAATTGAAAAAAGCGCCGAACTCTCTGAGAATGAAGGCGTAACTGAAGTAGCGGTGCATTGGGGATTAGCTGAAGCACAAGCGTTGTGCAAGCTTGGCATGAAGAAAGTGCCGTCTCCAATTGAGCGTGACTACGAGTGGCCTGGGTTGCACAAACCCATGAGCCACCAAAAAGAAACTGCATCGTTCTTTACGTTACATCAGCGCGGGTTTTGCTTTAACGAGCAAGGCACAGGCAAAACTGCGGCGGCTATTTGGGCGGCAGACTACCTGCTTAATTTAAAGGCAATCAATCGCGTTCTTGTGATATGCCCCCTTTCAATCATGCAACCTGCATGGCAAGCAGACTTATTTAAGTTTGCACTCCATCGTTCTGTAGCAATAGCATACAGCACCAACCCTAAGAAACGTCGGGAGTTGATCCAGAGTCAGACCGATTTTGTGATCATAAATTTTGATGGTGTTGAGATTGTGCAAGAGCAGGTAGCGGCGGGTGGGTTTGATCTCATCATCGTTGACGAAGCAAACGCCTATAAAAACCCAAAGACCAATCGGTTTAAAGTATTGCGAAACTTGGTAAAGCCTACGACTTGGTTGTGGATGATGACTGGAACTCCCGCTTCACAATCTCCGCTTGATGCATACGGGTTGGCGAAGATGTGTGTGCCGAGCCGAACCCCAGCTTTCTATGGTGCGTATCGGGATATGGTGATGTACCAACTGACCCGGTTCCGGTGGATTGCTAAACCCAATGCCGAGGCAGTAGTTTATGACATGCTACAGCCAGCCATCCGCTTCACCAAGAAAGAATGTTTGGACTTGCCTGAGGTGACACACACCTCACGCTTTGCACCACTGAGCGCTCAGCAACTCAAATACTACAAGCAACTGAAGAAAGACTTTTTATTCTCTGCGGTAGGCGAGGATGTATCGGCAGTGAACGCGGCGGCTAACCTAAACAAGTTGCTACAGATTGCGTGTGGGGCGGTTTACACCGATAACAAGAACGTCATTGAGTTCGATGTCTCTGCACGTCTAAGCGTTGTCGAAGAAGTCATATCAGAGGCTAGCCACAAGGTGCTTGTGTTTGTGCCATACACGCATGCCATTCATTTGGTGAACGAGTACTTAACCAAGCAAGGCATCCACTGCGAGGTGATTAACGGCGAAGTGAGTGTTGGCAAACGTACTGAAATTTTCAAGCGTTTCCAAGAAGAAGAGAACCCGCAAGTGCTTCTAATTCAGCCTCAAGCGGCGGCGCACGGGGTTACCCTGACTGCGGCAAACGTGGTCATATGGTACGCTCCTGTTACGTCGAGTGAGGTGTATTTGCAAGCCAATGCAAGGGTGCACCGCCAAGGGCAAAAGAACCCAGTAACTGTGGTGAACATCGAAGGCAGTCCAGTAGAAACAAAACTGTACGCCGCGCTCCAAAGCAAATTAGATGCTCACATAAAACTAATCGACTTGTACAAAAACGAAATTAGCTCTTGACATAGTCAAGAAAAGCTTTTATAATTGCTGGAAAACGAAGGAGAAAAAATGGACATACCGCCCATAGAAAGAATCGTCGCCGCTTACATCAAGATACGCGACGCAAAAGAAAAACTGCAACAAGAATACAAAGTGCAGGAACAAGACCTTGACGAGCAAATGACTTTGCTTAAGCACAAGCTTGTAGAAATCTCCAAAGAAACTGGGGTGACCAGTTTTTCAACTCCACACGGTATTGCATACCGCACGGTTAAGACTCGCTACTGGACTAACGACTGGGGCAGTTTCTATGACTTCATGCGGGACAGCGGTGCAGTGGAGATTTTGGAGAAGCGTATTCACCAGACAAACATGAAAGAGTTCTTGGAGAACAACCCCGAAGTTCATCCGCCTGGACTCAACATGGATAGTGAATACGAGATCACCATTAAGCGCAAGTAATTTTTAACCAAAGGAGAAAACCATGAGCAATGAAATCGCTCTCTTTAACCAAGAAGTCCCGGCCTATCTAAAAGAAGTCGGACTTGACAACATGACCAAAGCTTTGGCAGGTAACACTGGCACAAAGCGCATCTCCATTCGTGGCGGTGTGTTTCGACTGATGGTCAATGGCGAGGAAATCGCTAAGAACGAAAACCGTTCGATGAATATTGTCATCATTAACGGCGGTGCAAAGGTTGCACGTTCTTTCTACGCTGATAAGTACGTAGCTGGGGAAACCAGTCAACCTGACTGCTGGTCTAACGATGGCGATAAGCCTGATGCCAGCATTGAAGAGCCACAACACACTTCGTGTGAAGGCTGTTCGCAGAACATAAAAGGTTCTGGTCAAGGTGACTCTCGCGCTTGCCGATTCCAACAACGTCTGGCAGTTCTGCTGGCCGAGGACATTGACGGCGATGTGTATCAATTGACGCTCCCATCCAAGTCTATCTTTGGTCGTGGGGATGTGGACAAGATGCCGTTCCAACAGTATGCCAAATATGTGGGTGCTCAAGGAAAGAGCATCGGTACGCTGGTTACAGAAATGCGTATGGACAGCGACAGCGACACGCCAAAGCTTACTTTCAAGCCCGTCAAGTACTTGACCAAAGAGCAATGGTTAGTCGCTAAAGAAAAAGGTGAAAGCCCTGCCGCTAAATCTGCGGTTACGCAAACCCCCGCCACCACTGACGGCGTTAAGCCTAAAGCCCCAGCTATCCCCAAAGTAGAAGCTGAAGCTGTAGACGAGCCCGTCAAACGCACTGCTAAAAAGAACGCTGAACCTGCACCAAAGAAAGAGTTTGCGGACGTTTTGAGCAAGTGGACTACTGACGACGAGTGATCATGTCTAGCCATGGTTATTCAGTACGTTTAGTACGTGCCAATCAGGAAGCAAGCACAGAAAGCCCCGGCGTAATGCTGGGGCGGATGTGCATTTCCAAAGAGTATCCTGTTCGGGATGTGGCTGAGCACTTTGGGGTAAGCAGGATGACAATCTACAAATGGTTTGTAGGTGAATGGATTCCTCGCAAAGCTCACGCCGCAAAAATCGAAGAGGTTCTCTCGAAAATTGGTTTTGCTCTTTAACGGCGTCTGATGGGGCCCCGCGCCCCTCAGACGCTTTCTTTTTCGCGGTGCAGGGGCGGCTATGACAAAAGTGGATTTGTTGTCGGCAGTGCTTTCCGCACAAGGTTGGTACTGCATAGTAGGTCTGAGGAAGACCGGGTTCCCACGACAAGTGTTCGTGCAGAGCCTTGAGGAAGTTGAAACAGAAACGCAAGCGTTGCTTGCAGAGGATTACGATGTTTATTTTGCATGCGCTAAGTACGAGACCGACAAGTCTCGGACGACGGACAATGTATTAGCAGTTAAATCGTTCTGGCTAGATATTGATTGTGGTGCGGGTAAACCGTATGCCACACAAGCAGACGGGCTGTCAGCGTTGAAAGAGTTTTGCACGAGTGCGGGACTACCAAGGCCAACGATAGTCAACTCAGGTCGGGGGCTTCATGTGTACTGGCCTTTGACTGCGGACATATCGCGTCAAGAGTGGGCGGTAGTTGCAAAGCGTTTTAAAGTGGTGTGCCACGAGCATGGATTGGATGCTGACCCTAGCCGCACGGCAGATGTGGCATCGATTCTTCGTATGCCAGAGACATACAACCACAAGAATGACCCGCCCTTAGATGTAAATTTGGTGCACCTATCTCAGCCCATTGAGATCGACGCATTTAAAAATGCATTGGGTGGTGTGATGGATGCCGCCCCTGACTACTTGCCACCACAAGTGGACGAGATGACCAAAGCCCTCATGGGTAACCGGCAGTTTCGGTTTAGCGTCATAGTAGACAAGAATGCAAAGGGCACTGGCTGTTTGCAGTTGGCCAAGATGATTGGCGGACAAGACAAGATGGACGAGCCTAGCTGGAGAGCTACGCTTTCTATTCCAGCATTTTGTGTAGACGCTAGCACTGCAATCCACGATGTATCTCGCAGTCACCCCCAGTACAACGAAGAAGAAACCAATGAGAAGGTTCAACGAATCAAAGGCCCGTATACCTGCGCTAAGTTTGAAGGTATAGACCCATCAGGGTGCACCGGATGCATCCACAAAGGCAAGATTACTTCCCCTATTGTGCTTGGCGCTGAAGTAGCCGAGGCAACCGAAGAAGATAACGAGGTGCAGTTTGATACTGCATCCGCACAGACTGTTACGTACAAGATACCCGAATACCCATTCCCGTATTTCCGTGGCAAGAACGGCGGGGTGTACCGCAAAGCCGAGGAAGAAGACGAAGAAGACGCAGTGCTGGTGTACGAGCATGACTTGTACGTTGTCAAGCGTCTGAAAGACCCTCAAGACGGGGAAATGATTTGGATGCGGTTGCACACCCCTAGGGATGGCGTAAAAGAATTTGCGTTGTCCGTGGTTGACCTACTTACCGCCGACAAACTGCGAGAGCGGTTGGCTTGGTTCGGTGTTGTGGGGATGAAAAAACAAATGGATTCCATCATGGCGTACATAGTGCGATCCGTGAAGGAAATGCAATACAGACAAGGAGCAGAAATTATGAGAACTCAGTTTGGCTGGACCGAAAAGAACCAGTCATTTATCGTGGGGGACTCAGAGGTACGGGCAGATGGGGAGCACTACAGCCCACCATCTAGTTACACCAACCAACTCTCAGACTGGTTTATACCCACTGGGTCCTTGGATGAATGGAAGTCCGTCATCAATGTGTATGACAGGCCGGGGTTTGAGCCGCATGCCTTTGGGTTTTTTACTGCGTTCGGCGCACCACTGATGAAGCACCTAAACCTCAAGGGTGCCATCATCAACATGATCAACAACGAATCGGGCACGGGCAAGACAACAACCATCAAGGCAATGCACAGCGTGTATTCGCATCCAGAAGAAGCCATGCTGATACAACGAGACACATTAAACGTGCGGTTGCATAGGCTTGGGGTTATGAACAACTTGGGTCTTGGGTGCGATGAGATAACCAAGATGAACGCAGACGACTTCAGTGACTTTGCCTATGCTGTATCTCAAGGCCGGGGCCGGGGCCGGATGGAAGCCAGCAGAAACGCTGAGCGTCTTAACTTTGCTAAGTGGCAGACCATACTGTTGTGCAGTTCTAATGCATCGGTGGTTGACAAACTGAAATCACTTAAGTCCACCCCAGACGGCGAGTTAATGCGTGTGATTGAGTACATGATTCCTGAGACCAAGTTGTTAACCAAACAAGAAGCCGACGAAATCTACCCCAAGCTGTACACTAATTACGCC